TTTCGTCATTTCCATGAACATATCGTCTGTAATTCCTGAAAGAAAAAAGTCATAAACTTCCTGGAAAGATGTTCTTACAGGCTCTATTGGAGTTAAAGGAGCAGACAAACCTACTGTTTGTTCTGGCATATATACCTCCTAATTAGCAACACTTACACGGCGACCGCCTGCATTAGAGTTTTCACTAGAAACTCGTCTACGCTGACGCTGACCTTGCTTTTCTTCTTGACCTTCATCATATCCAGCTTGTTCTTCAAAAGTAATCATAGAATTAATTGAAAAACCAGTACTTTCTTCAATAGCTTTTCTTTTTGCCATATCGTTAATTTTTAACTGTCTAGCTCTAGAAATAATTAAATCTACAATTCCTTCAGGTGCGAAATCTAGTGCATCTAATAGACTATCCATACTGCCAGAAGTTAAAAGATCATCAACGTCTTTCTTTGTCCATTTATATTCTATAGTTTGAGGAGAAACACCAAATTCTCTTGCTAATTCATCGTCCTCAACGCAAAGATAATTTGTTAAAAGAACATTTCCTCCATGAGAATAGTTTAGCCTACGAAGCATGTCAGCTTCTAATTTCTTAGTTTCAAAAGGATTAAAAACAATCCTGCGATGAGTGTCTTCATCCTTAAAAACCACTGAATGATCTACTAGATTACGAACTTGAACTAATTGTGTATCAGCTACACTCATTTTAACTCCTTTTATCTCTTTTATTCTAAAATAAGGGGTGAGAAAGAATCTCACCCCTTAAAACATGTTATTTACGGCTCTAACTACTAAGCCTTAAGCAGTAGCATTCTCAGCATTAATATAATACTGAACCTGATCGTCAACTACGTCAGAAGTAGCAGTCATACCAGTTGAATCTTCAACTGTAGCGCCCTCACCATCAACCCAAACAGTAGGTTTGCCATACTCTTCAGTTGTATTTGTAATAGGTGCTGTTATGATCAGTTTAGCATCTGCCAATCCTTCAGCCGCACCCTTAGAAACTTCTATGCCGCCAAAGTGATTTCCAGAAACATCAATGTTCTCTCCAAGAGTAACTGTTGAACCCTTAACAAGAATACCTGCGTTACCACCAGAAGCCTTAATATTGGAAAGCGTATAAGTGCCATTGTAGCACTGAACACCATAAGTGCTATTCCAGGATTCTGTCAAAGCAGTGTTATTAATGTTTAGATTCTTTAATTCAGAGCCACTCCCTAATAGAACTAAATTTTGTCCTACAGTAGAGAAAGTCATTGTTTTTCCTCCACCATCAATTGTTACAGGCTTAGAAACTGTCATTGTAGTTGGAACATTAACATCTGCTGTCAAATTGATAGTGGTAATATTAGGATCCTCTAAAGCAGAGGTCAAAGAATCAAAGTCTCCAACCTCTGCAGTATCTTCTGGATCTGGCTCAGGAACCGGATCTGTTCAACGAGTTGCTTTCTTAAGGTTGGTATTGCGATAGCTGCACATCCAATGATTTAGAAGTGTAGCAATACCAAACTTCTTATAGGTCTGGAGATCGCGGGACCAGTCATCGTTATTTTCAACCTCGCGAACTGCAGTAGGACCTTCAAAAGCAAGCTTTACAGGCTTATCAGAACCAACAGGAATAATATATGCCTGAGCAGGATCGATAACCTTTTCAGTGTTGGTTTCATCAACCATAGACTGAGGAAGAATAATTACGTTATGGTTCTTGTAAGTACCAAGCCAACCATTGTTCCAAAGATTATTCTTAATTTCGCTAGAAGCCCAACCCTCAGCAGGTTTCATGGTTGCCGCGAACTCAGAAGTGCAATAAATTGCAGACTGACCATAAGAGTCAGCAATAGCTAAAAGCTGATCCATTGTAGCTTCATCAAAACCAGCAACTTCTGCTTTGTTTGCAGCAGGAAGTGAAGCGATTGCAGCTTCAAGAGCCTTAGCAATTTCCTTATAGATATATTCGTCCATGCCCTCAAGAATTACATCAGTAAGTTCAGAGAACTGAATACGACCATCAAGGAATTCCTCAAAACCGATACGACAAGCAGCACCAATAGCGCCCATCTTTACTTCGATTTCAGTACCATCAAGCATGAATACTTCATAACGACCTGCAAGGCCAACCTGAGTTACAAAAGTCTTAGCACGCTTGCGAGATGCTTCAGTAATACGCTTGCGGAAAATTGCCTTATCGCCCTGTGCAAGAGTCTTTACCTCAGCGAAGTCCATGTACTGCTGTTCAACCTTACGAGGAAGAACTTCATCAATAGTCTCTTCAATAAGACGGAAAATTGTGTTTTTATTCTCACGATATGCAGCATAACGATTCTTAGCGCTTTCTCCACCAAGAAGCTTAGAGAACTCGTTACGAAGAGCTGCATTTACTTCTGCGGCTGAATACTTTTCAACCTGACCATTCTGTTCAAAGGAGTAAGCTACAGGAGCATTCTTGTCAGCGCGAACGGCCGCAAAAGCAAGATTACGTAAATCTTTATAATCCATTATATAACTTCCCTCCTTTAATTAAGCAATAACCTGAATCTTTACTGCGGGCTGTAAATCAGGCATAGTGGTTTCTTTAACTACCTTGAATGCGTGCTCACCTTCAGCAGCTTCGCCCTTTTCAAGGATACCATCAGTGCCAACCTTAAGGTCATCGCCTACAGTATATTCAGCTTCATCTACCATATTAGTTGTAAAAATATCACCAGGAACCATTGCAAAGACACGAGGAACCATTACACCATTGTAAGCATCTTCCTTTGTCATTGCAAAATCCTTGTGCATCTGATGACGTTCGTCGTAAAGCTTCTCTTCATTGAACACCATCATCCAAGGACCTTCGCCTGTGAAGTTGCATTCACCAGCAGCATAGTCATACTTTACAAACATGCCATTCTGAAGCACTTCAATTGATTCGGCTGCGGGTAACTGCGCATATACCTGCCCATTGCGAGGAGCAGAAAGGTGATTAGGCTCAACATAGCCATAACCATCACGAGCAATTGTTACTGCCATTTAGTTCTTTCCTCCTTTAAAAATTATTTTCTTTTACTTGACGGAGTGCTTCCACCATAGGAGGAACAAACCCCGCAGACTGATTATCAAGTGAGAAAGTAGTAATAGGAGATTCTTCTTCCTGCTCTACTTCTCCATCAATAGTTGTAAAATCAACATTCTTTCGTACATAAGCTAATGCGAGCTTTTCTTCAATCTCTTCATAAGAATATTCAGTTTTATGAGCCACAACATCAGCTTTATCTTCATCACTAAGCATAAAATACTTATTGATTAAAGCTTCTTTCTTTAGATTCTCTTGCTGAAGCTTGAATTCACGAAGCTCTTCAAGCTCTTTCTTCATAGCTTCAAATTCTGCTTGCATATCCTCAGATTCTAAAGAATTTTTAGTTCCTGCTTTCTTTTTCTTGTCATCCTCTTCAGTAGGCTGACCTTCCTCAGCAGGCTTATCTTCTGCGGGAGTTTCTTCAGAAGTTTCTTCTTCCTTCTTCTTATCTTCTTCCGCATACTTCTTCTTTTTATCTGAACCACAAGCAAAATCTACATCTTCAGAATCCTCAGAATCGTCACCTTCATCAGAAGTATCGTCAGAGGTTTCTTCTACTTCCTCAGTTTCAGCTTCAGTCTCTTCTACTTCTTCAGCAGTTTCTTCAGTAGTTTCTTCTACCTCTTCGACCTGTTCTTCAATAGGCATATCCGACCCTCCTTTGTTTTGTAGTGCAAATTTTAATTGATTCATCATACTAAATAAAGTTTGTGAGAATTCAGGATCTTTACTGAAATTCTTACTAACTTCTGGGCTAGTAACTGACGCACCTTCAAAACAAGGCTCTACGTCGTCACCTAAGATACATAACTTTGTGAAGATTGCATCATTAATAATAAAAAACTCGATTCCAGTATTACTGTCTGTTGCCCAACGACCCTTTAAGCTCTCTTCGTCAAGCTCCATGGATTGACCTTTTCCTTCAGTTAAACAAGATTTTACTTCAGGATATTGACCTGTCCAAAGATAACCAGAAGTCATAAGATACTCACGCTCTTCTTCATTTCCAAAAGCATCAGTATCAATGAATTTCTGGAACCAAACTTCGGCATCAGGAGCTACAAAACCATAAGGAACAGTTTTGCAAGAAAAAGTAATTTCTCCATCTTCAATGTGCATTACATGCCCATGATCGCCAAAGTCCTCTATATCTTTTTTAAAGGCTCCAACGATAGGAGTCCCAGGAAGAGAATTTGCCATTTGGATAGCAGTGTTTTTATCTATAAAAGAACCATTTCTATTTTTTCCTAGATAAAAAACTTTTATTTCACATTGAGAAATACCAGGGTTCAGAGCATCTTCTTTTAAGTTAATAAATTCTGGTGCATCAATGGTTGCCACAGATCTATTATTATTCACTTAAACCCCCTATGATTGACTCTCTTTATTTTGAATTGTTTTAGTTGATTTTTCTTCATCTGGAAGTTCAGGCCTTCCACCCTCACTTCCCGCACTTGGCTCCCCCTTGCTTTCACTATTTGCATTTCCACTCATAGTAGAAGACATCTGAGGAGGAATAAATAAGTCATTCAAATTCATTAATTTATTTTCAAAGTAAGCCATTGAAATTAAAGTCAATTGAGAATGCCCAAGAGCTATTTGAGGTAATAATTTAGAAAAACCAATAGTAGTTTGTTCTTTATAAAGTTTAGCTAAATCTTTATAATTATAAATTGTAGTAGGTAGCATTTGTACTTTATAAAATAATCTTTGCGGAGATTTATTGAAAGGCTGTAAAAGTTCATTGCAATAATCTTGGAATTGCAGCAATAAATCTGTTAAAGTTCCTTCATCATTAGCAATACTTTTTTCCAACGCTAAATTTCCACTAGTGTTAAATTGCATCTGACTTACACCAGCATTGTTATAAACAGTTCTTTCAACTTTCTCTAACTGGTCAACAGAAGAAACATTTCCTTTGTCAGACATATCTGCTACACTAACATCTGCAAAAGTAGTAAGTACATCTACTCCAATAGCATCTGCTAACATAGCTACAGCATTATTGTGTAAAGCCTGAGCTTCTTCCACATCAAAAATCAAATCACCGTTCTTATCTATTGGCATCTTTTGCACAATAATTCTAAGAATTTGTTGAAGCATTTTCTTTCTATCTAAGTCTTGCGCTTCTTCTAAGTCCAATAGAGAAGGAATAATTGCGGCAAATAGAGGAGCATCTGTGCTGCTCAAATTAAATTTAACCGTATTAGCTGGATCAAGAACAAACCATCCTGCGTCGTCACTCTGGAAGTCTCTTGGAAGTTTACCATTTAGATAATCAAGATACGCTTTATGGAATTCTTTAGGAAACATTTTTAAAATTCTTATCCTATAGTCCACATCTGAAAAAGCATCATTAAAATACTTAATATTGAATTCTACGACAGGATTGCCGTTTAATTCATATCTTGAACGACAATAATCCACTGGTAATTCTTGTATAAAACTAGCTTGTTTCTGTGCTCTTTTATAGCCATAATAGCAACCATTCTTGATTACTTTCAAAGCTATTTCTCCAAAGTTCTTTTTTAGATCAGAATTTTCTAAAAATAAAGAAGTTTTATACCAGCCCTCAATAATTTTTTCATCTTTTATTTTACTATCATTTACAACTGGAACAATAAACCAATCGTATCTATATAGATAAGCCATATAGCGACAGAGACGAGAATAGATGCCGCTAGTATCAAAGAAATAATTAGAGATACTTCTTAACTCTTTTAGATTTCTTTGGTCTAAAGCTCTTTGAACTTTTTCTTTGTCTATTCTCTTATTTGGTTTATACCAAAAATCTATATTGGCTGTAACATCATTTCTTAAAGTTTCTTTTCCAATTCTAATTTTATTAAAATCTAAGGAGGATTTTTGAGTAGAAACTAATCTAAAATCGCGTTCAACTTTATTTTTTGAACTTGCCAATTTTCACCTCCCTTAATGTCCAGCCATCCTCATTATATAATCATAAGAAATTTTATTTTCTTCATAATAAGGAATTGTTACTAATCGAATATTGTGATCTAAACAATATTTTCTTTTTTGTATATCATTATATTTTTGTCTACTTACTCCTCTTGAGCCACCATACTTGGCTACAGGAGTATAATGCTGCTTTCCATTAAATTCAATTAAAAAATCAAGTTTTCCATCTTCAGTGAAAACTGCAAAATCAAATCTTAATTTTCTTCCACTGCTACTTACTAAATCAGGAAATTCATACTCTTCTTGGAAAGAAATTCCAGCATCAGTTAAAATGTCATATATTTTCATTTCACCTAGAGAATCTCGCATACTTAACCTCTCTAAGACAATACTAATAATTTATAAAAAAGTAGAAAATAAAATAATTCATTTCTGCCCTCTTTAACGCCCTGTGGTAAAGAACATAAAATCCTTAATATTTCTACCTTTTCTTTTATGATTCTTTTTCTCTTGAAGATTACACCAATATAGTCCATATATTAAAGCTGAAACTTTGTCCTTTTTAATCTTGCGGGAGGCTTGCTTTAGAATAATATTAGCACCCTCGTTCTCTTGGACAAGGTTCATCAATTGTGACTTTAAGATGCTTGTTTCAACGTATGGCCGCAAATAATCAGCTCTTTGATTAGGAGACATTTTCTTTCCTTGAGCTTGAGCCATAAGTTTATTTTTAGCAACATTTTCATCTATTAAGAATTTTAGTTTGCCAGATAGCAATTGAGACTGACAATAAGAATACATCTCTGAGTTTAATGGCTGATTAGCTTTCATAATATACATAGCATTATGAATAGTATCAGGAGTTTCAAATTTTTTATAAACACGTTCTTCGTCATTGTAGACTCCCCAATTATACAGAGTTTCATCTGTATCAGGATCAATTTGATCTTCAACTAAAAAGTCTACAAGTCCCACGCCTAAACCATTACCGTCAACAACAGCAATATTGCATTTGTATTGATTAAATAGCCTTTTGATTTTAATAGCTTGTAAACCAAAGTGATCTTCTTCAAAAGTATAAATATTTACAATTTGTTTAACTGCAACCCCTGTAGGTGCTGGAGTTACTTTTATTACAACCACTTCTGTAGAGCAGCCAATTCGTCCAACGTCGATTCCAAGAGCATAATATCCTTTAGAAGAGATACCTTTATTATACTTTGTTTCCGCAATATTTAGAATTCTACACTGGTCAAATTTGCTAGAATTAAAGAAGGCTCCTTCAATATTACCTGCCCAAATACTATTATATTCTCGGTCAAAACCTGCTTCGTCCATAGAGTTATCCATCTCTTGAGATTGAATAAAGTTTGCAGGCTGAAGACCTTCAACAACAGGAATCTTCCAGCCGCCTCCTAAGATAAAGGCTTCTTCTGGTTTACCAACCATTTCACACAATGTTTGAATTAATTTATCATAGCTGTACGTGTCTTTATCATTTATATTCTGCAAGAGTCGCTAATTCTTGCACGTTCTCCTATGAACTGCTGTATGTTACCACACAGATTAGACTATATCTTTACGCTTTCGCGCATCCCCCATTTCCACTATCAATCGCTTATAGTGTACGTATAAAATACTAGTCGTTGAACCTTCTATCTAGGAAAATGCTTCCATATAATTTTCTCATTTTTCTCCTAAATAGCTTGGCTGCTGATTGTCCTAAGCTGCTATCAGCAGATAGGATGTTCCAGCAATTAAAGGGATTTTAGCAGAGCCTAAAGTTAACCCTGCACTCGTTACAAAAACAGAACTTTGATTTAGAACCTCTTTAGGGTCTACTGTTCCATTTACTTGTCTTGAAATAACGAGAGTTGGCATAATAATTTCTGTCAATTTATCCTGGTCAATCTTTGCGCATTCTTCTACTAATAATCCTTGAAAACGAGCACCACGAGTAGATTCTGTCATTGCAACATTCTGAATTGTAGAACCATTTTTAAAACTATAAGTTACTTGGTCTTTAGATTGACTAGTCTGTGCAATTTTTCCTCTAGTATCCCAGATAATTTCATTCGCAAGTGCAGGAATTAATTGACAAATTTCTTGCATTTTAGAAGAAAGAATTTGTGCTGACTGTGCTTTCAGTTATGTTATCGCAAGAGTTTTTTATCTCTTGCTTCTAATACTTCTTGATTCGTATTAGCTCAGCATATCTTTTCTTCTCTTTTAAGAGAAGTCGCGGCCTCTTGGGAAGATTATATCTTTTCACTTCCTATGCGTTGCCCCTGACTGCGCTTTACACAGCCTTCGGTTCGGATTACCATTCCAGGCTTCTCCGCTTAATTCCGCGATAATAATAACATAGGTTCCCCTATGAAACGGCATAATAATAATTATAATATTTTGAATGTTTTCTATTTAAATAAATACTAGAATCTTTATAATTATTATTTTTATCTACCATCTGCTACAGTAGCTAATTTGGCTCTAGGATACAAAACAGCTTTTATCATCAAAGATAAAACCGCAAGGAAAGATTTAGAAAAACCTCGACTAAAAACAGCATAAACTGTTTTATACCTCATTACAATTCTTAGGTAAATTCTTTGAAAATAATAAAAATGAAAAGTATTATCAGGATTCATAGAACAAAGATAATCAATAAATTTATCAGGATATTTTCTCCAATAGGCAATAATATCTTGATAACTCTCAAGATTCTCTCTAATTTTATCCTTATCTATCTCTACTACTTTATTCGTTTTATCTATCTTTAAAGTAGTTTTTAATAAGCTTTTTAAACTCACTAGAAGTCTCCTTCCGCCAGTCTAAAGCTTTCATTCTCAATTTCTTCCATTAAGAAATCTTGAAAACTCTTTTGTTCTTCCTCGGTAACTTCTTCTTCTTCAAAGCTACTGTGCATAATATCTTCTACGCTATCGCTCTTTTGCTTACCAGCTTTTTCAATATAGCTTTCAATAAGTTCTCCAAGTCCAAGCTCGTCCCGCACAAGTCTATTTACATAATTTTGCATATCTTTAATTGTAAAATCTACTTTATCTTGCGGATATTCTATTGGATTATCTTTTTCTGGAATTATTCCGCCTTCACGTTCAACAAAAGCTACTAGCTCTCCAATAGAGTCAAGATCTCTCGTTTCCTCTTCTTTGTTTTGAGCTTCTGTAAATTTGCCAGATTTGCGGAGAGAGTCAAAAGTAGCAGATAATTTTTGAAAACTAGAAAAGTCATCTACGTCCAGTGCACGATCCATCTTTAAAGACACTTTACAAATCTTTTTTAAGATGTCCTCTCTGTCCGCATTTAATTCATATTCACTAGCATATTTTTGATATTGCTCTTCAAGTTTAACCCATTCTGAAGGTCTATAGTTAATTCCCCACTTTACCATTAGATATTTAATATCTTCTTCAGTAAGTTCGTCTGAAATTTTACCTTCATCTATCCCTAAGTCTGGAATAAATTGCGGACGGTCGTTTTGCGGAGATAGCGGCTCTTCCTCTATTGGCTCATCCTCTTCAACTTCAGGTTCTTCTTCTAGATCATCTAATTTTTCTTCTTCTATTTTTTCTAGTTCTTGAGTTTCTTTGATATTGTCTAAATCCTCTTGGCTAAAAACGAATTCACTATCAGCAATATCTTCCACGCTAGTTTGACCTTCCACAGAGATTTCTCTAGGGGTTGGATCTTGAGCTGAAGAAGGCTGCCCCGCAATATTAGATAAAGTTTGATACATAGCAAAACTTATTTCGCCATTATCATATTTCTCTTTTAATTCTTTTTCTCTAGCTTCATCTACTGGAGGCTTTACTTCATAGTAGTATTCTTTATTTAATTTATCACTGTCCGCAAAAGAGAAATTACAATACTGAGCCATATTCATTCCTCTAATATATTTGCCAATAACAGAGCCTGACCCAAACTTTTGCGGATCTTTTAAATATGTCTTGTTCGTCTGCTCAATCCACAAATGCTCAATATAGGGAACGTCAAACATTTCAAGAATCCACAAGAATGTTTCTGGTTTCCTATTGTCTATATACATTGTTAAACAGCTTTTGCAAAGAGAGCAGCGTTCTCCAGTTTTCATCTTGAAGAACTCTGTCTCTCTCTTTGACCTGCCGCATTTTGAGCAGATTAAATTTCCACCTGGCATAATACTCCTTTATTTCTTCCTGCGACACTCTTTGCAAATGCTATAGTAGTGATCTTTAGAGGTGTTTCTAGAAAAGAAAAGAGGATGTGCTAACTTAGTCTCGCCGCATCTGCCGCACGTTTTCCATTCGCCATATTCCTCATTAGTATAATACCAAATAAGCCAATTCTTTTGAGCTTGTTCAGCTAATAGTCTAGGAATTTTCTTTCTCCAAAGTGTAGAAAAATATTGTTCATTATGTTGAACTCCATAGTTTGATTCCATCAATCTCTGAATCTCTTCATTGGTTTTTCCATCAATTTTCCAGATTAAGAGATCATAAAGAATGGGTTCATTTTCTAGTGCTTCATCTACTAAGTTTTCTAAATCCAATAGGAGAAAACGCATATCTGAATAAAAGTCATCCCAACTTTCTTCCTTTAGCTGAGAATAATAACAAAGTAAGAAAGAAACATGCTCAGGGTTGAATAAAGTAATAGCTCCATCAGACTTTGGCATTTGGTTTTCATCTAAAACAATATTTTCAGTTAAATCCATATGAGCCATCGTTTTAATTTGATTGGAAGATTTTCCTCTAGTAGGAACGCCTTTAGCGGATGCCCGCATAATATAAGCTTGCTGCCAAGTTTCAATAATTTGCTTCTTGAGAGAATACTTAGCAAGTCCTTGTGCTTTTTCAAACTGCTTCTGGAGAGTTTTAATTAATTCTAGACTTTCTTTAATTTGCGGGTTTTCATCTATTTCTTCTTGAGAAATCTTTTCTCTTCTATCCATGATTTGATTCTTGTCATTGGAAATCATGGCATAAAGACCATCTTCACCATTCTCTAGATTAGAAACTATTTCTTCAAAAGAAACTTGTCGTTTATTGATTGTTACTTCTCTGTTCTTTGTAACAATAGGATGCTCTTTTTTATGTTCTTTCTTTGTTTGATCTTTATCTGTTACAAAAAGAATATAATCACTCATATAGGAAAGATATTGCGGGGAGATGTCTCCTTTTGTTTCTTCTATTATTTTATTAACGTATTCAATTCTATCTTCTGGAGTTTTTAAACTATAATCAAATCTCAAGTAAGTCTCCTTTTCTATAGCTTTAACTTACTCAATCATTATAGCATCTGCAGTATCGCTTGTCAATAGTCTTTCTAAAAATTTTTTAAAAAAGACCAATATTTTTTATACTGCTTTGACCAAAATTAGTCCATAAAATATTTTCTTTACAAAGAAAATGATATATTATATAATATAAGTATAGAAGAAAGGAAATAAAATGGGTTTTGGAACTAACTTTTGTAGAAATATGTCCAAGAGAAGTTTTCAGTATGCTGTAAGAAGTACTTATCCACTTTTTGAGAAAGAAAAGCCTAAGAAAGCTCCAAGGATGGTTGAACCTCCAAGAGACAAAAATGGAAAGGTTTATTGCGGCCAAGCGATTTGTAAATTTAAGGGTAAAAGCTATGCGATTGTCAAATGCAGCGGAAAAATGGTAGAATTTACCGATGGAACTCGTCACAGAATTAGTAGCGTAGAGTTCTCGTACTAGAAAAAGGGTAAAAATGACTTTGGAGGGGAAATTGCTCAGGGCAAAAGTTTCCCGAGGTAAACATTCTAACAGTCCTCTAACCACCCCCCCCATTTGTCAAGTACCTATCGGTGAACGGTCGTTTTAATCGGTGAGTGGCAAGTGTGGAGACTTTGTGGAGAACGCTCAACGCCGCGAGTTTTCGCCTTGATCGGGTGTAATATAGTTGTATCGAAAGGCAAGACGAAACCACGAAAGGGAATTATTATGCTTAGTGTTGATTTATTTGTTGAAATGCATGAGCTATGCCGCACGTGTTCCGATGATCATGTTAGCGAATATCAAGCTATTGATCTTATGATTGACGCTGAAACCATCGCGCGCATGAAAAAAGGTGAACGCCTGTATTGGTTCGCTCACAAAAACGGTACTCATTGCAATAACTACCTCCAAACATTAGAACGGCTACAAGAGTTTTACACTGAGCCAACATTCGCGGAACCGATCACACCTATTTATGTTATCGATTGCGTTTCAGATGATGACTATGAGTTCTATCCACAATCAGACCTTTACAACTAGCCAACCCACACAAGACAGGAGGGCACACGATGAACGCCACACAAGCCTACGAAGCAGCCCAGGCGATGATCGAACAAGGCGGAACCGAACTAATACTTGATGAACTATTGCGAGCATTACCAACTGATCAACTCGTGGAGGTCTTGCGTTTTATCGCTACTAATTGGGATTATGACGTACCCGAACTATTCGAGGACGAGGACGAGGGAGAATAGAACATGTATGTAGTTTATTTTGTTGGTGAATATGATCTTGACGAGAACGGCAACTTGATCCCCTTGATCAAGCATTACAAGAACAAAGAAGCAGCGTTTGCAGCGGCTCAAGAATGGGAACGGAGCACAGGCTACATAGCCAACATAGAACAAATAGAATAGTTGCAAGGTCGGGCGAATGCTCGGCCTTTTTGTTGCGGCAAAAGTTAACCATGGTTAAAAGCGCAGGTCAGAGCCGTGCACGGGCAGAAAATTATACACCCTCGCGTAGGGTGCTGTCAATACTTTTTTGCAAACTTTTTCTATTTATTTTTCCTATCCTTTATCCCGCAACCTATTGGCAAAAGCTATTAGACACAACCGCGTTAAGGGTGGTATTATATCAATATCAGGAAACACGAAAGAAAGGAACAAAAATGAATGGCTTTGATATGATGTGCGATTTGGCGAACTACTTGGATGAGTTGTGCGTACTTGAGGAATTGTCGCGCTACCTGTCTAATGATGTAGTCGTGGACGCAATGCAACACATCGCAAAAATGTATGATTATTCTTTTGACGAGGAGGAATAGTAAAAAGGCTCTTCGGAGCCTTTTTATTTTTTTCTTTTTTTATTTTTTTATAAACACACTCCAGGAATCCTGGTGCCGCGTATCGCCTACGCGTTGTGCGAATGACTCAGGGTCGTGACTATGTTGGCTTGTTTATTTCATTTCTCTTACCTCCTTACATTTATTATTATAGTCATTTTGCCGCGCATAGCAAGAGAAAAATCAATAGGTTTTATCAATAGTTTTAACTATTTACTTTTGGGTTGTGTTCCTGTACTATTTCTTATGTAAGGTAAACACACAGACGAAAGGGAAAGACAATGATGGAATTTGTAAAGCTCATCGGAACGCTTATTGGTGTCGCTATTAGGTATTTTTTATTCTTTTTTATGGGTTGGCTAGTTTTAGTACAAATGTTTCACGTGTTTTAGAAAGGGGTAAACAATGAATAAAAGCACTTGCACGGGGTTCACTCTTGTAGTAATATTATTCTTGTTAGTTTTATCAACTCTTTCACTTTTAGGGGTTTAAAATGGACGCAATTTATTTTGATATGGACGGGACAATAGCAGACCTTTACAGTGTAAATAATTGGTGCTACAAGATCACCCACGACGACGCGACACCCTACAAACAAGCTAAACCACTTGTAAACGTTGCACAACTGCAAAAGATTATCCAATCGTTCAAAGCATTGGGGATTACGGTAGGTGTTATCTCTTGGGGTGCAAAAGGAGCAAGCGTGCAATTCACCCGCGAGGTAAAGAAGCGCAAGAAAGAGTGGTGTAATTCCCTTGGATTAGAATTTAATGAATTTCACGTGGTAAAATATGGAACGCCTAAACACCGCGTGGCAAAAATTAAAAATTCTATTCTAGTGGACGATTCCCAAGAGGTGAGGGAAAAATGGCAAGGGGCAACTATTGACGCAAGCCAGCCACGTTATTTATTATCTATCTTGCGGGGCTTGCTAAACGATTTGACCGACTAGGAGGGGTTTGCTTATTCTCTTTCGTGTTGTGTCTTGTTTTCTATGAACCCCTCCTATTGGGTTAAAATCTTAAGAAAAAAAAGGGGTGGTGCCTTATTAGTGTCTCGCAAGCTAAAATTTATTTATTTACTTGTGACCTGTACAAAATTGTAAACGACCCGTTATTCACTATGTTAGTAAATCAAATGCTAACTTAAAAACTTTTTACTTGCACCAACTTTTTTATTCTGTTATAATTACTAACAGAAAGAACAACACAACAGAAAGAGGAAAAAATGTTCTATTATGTTTGTACCTGGATCCTGTTTGCAATTGTTGCTTTTATCAATTTTATCTATTTCTATGCAATGCTTTGTGACTGGGATAGTATCGAAATAACTACCAGAAAAGGACGTATTAGAAAAGCCACATTTACAGAGTTCTTATTTTTGGAGGGGAGGGCAAAAGGAATCTTAAAAATAATAGTGAGCTTTCTTTTACTCCTCGCTCTTTTAACGCTAGCTTTTGGACTAGCTAAATAAAACAAAAAGCCTAGATTCATTTCTAGGCTTTATTTTTTGTTTCAGGCTCTTATTGACTTTTAATTAAGGGGTGCAGCAAATGGCACCTTAGAATGGCTCTCATTGGCTCTCGTGCATGTTTCACCTTTTGTCAACCCCTTGCAAAATGCACTAATGTTAACCCAGGTTAACTCGCTTAGATTCCATTACATGCGGTCTGAGGGGCATTCTGAGTGGTCGAACATTTGTTCTATTTTTGTTCACAAAAAACACACAACTATTAAACCGCGTATGGGCGAAAAATTTTACCACGTCGCGCGACCCTTGTCAAGAACTTTTTTCAAAAAATTTTAAAAAAATATTTCTTTCCTGATTCCTAAAAAGTCAAGTATTTTTACAAAAATGTTACTAAACTGTTACCAAACGCACAGAAAATCTCCATTTATTGAAAAAATCTATCTATTTTTACTCATTTTTGTAATTTTGACCATTGAAAAACGCTAAAACATGCAAAAAACTACACAAAAATGCATTTTTGACCATCAACCGCACAACTTTAGCCGCAAATCAAGTCTTTTTTCTATAATTTTTTCCTATCTTTTGGAAAATTTAACCATTTGACAAAAAAAATATTTATGCTTACCCCTTTACAAAAAATATTTTTATGCTTAAAAAAATAGTTCTTGCTTTCTGCTTGTGTAGTGCTACTATTATCTATGTAAGTTAAACAGATACACGAGAGGAAACATTCAAATGAGCCGACCTTTTTTAGTAGTCGATACAGAGGGCGTGGACGCGTTCAACCACACGGACGGGAAAGCACACGGCGAAAGCGCATTATTTTATGACTTTGGCGCTATCGTTGCCGACCGCGAGGGGCGCGTGTATGAATGCTTTTCATTCGCAAATAGTGACGTTATCACAAACAAGAAGCTTATGAGTAGCGCCTATTATGCCGACAAGCTCCCGCAATACTTTGCGGGAATTGGTACAGACTGGCAACTCGCGGACACTTTGACAATATGGCAAACCGTGCAACAAGTATGTAAGGAATACGGGATCCGCGATGTGTGGGCGTTCAATGCTCGCTACGATCAGAAAAGTACCAATTTTACTATTGCGCAAAAATCAAACGGTTTTAGACGCTATTTTATGCCATACAAAACGGGATGGCGCGATATATGGGACTATTCAGGCTCAACAATTTGCAACACTAAAAAATATGTTAAGTGGTGTTATGAACACGATTTTATTACAGAGTCAGGTAATCCACGAACTAACGCAGATACAGTAGGAAAATATATTTTGCAAGACTTAGAATTTAACGAACAGCACACCGCGCTGTCTGACTGTGAAATAGAACTCAAAATTTTGTTAACAGCTTTTAAGCGCAACAAAAAAGCACGCCACAGTAAGGGACAAGGATGGCGTGATGCTGCAAAAATCGCTAAAGAACTTGGATACAAATAATTTACCAGGCGGGATATTTCCCGCCTTATTTTTTGTTTTGTCACTATTGGAAACAAACACAAAACGACCTATTAAAACGTACTAAAATATCCCTGTAAGACGTTCTAAACCCGTTTAAGACTAGGTTTTATATTTTAGTGAGTAGTTATTCACCCCTAAGAAAAATAAAGCCTTAAAACGCCTTAAAAAAGTTCAAAAAATTTTTGAAAAAGTTGTTGACAGCAACCACAAACAGGCGTAGTATTTATGTTGTCAGAGGGAACACAAACCAATTGACACCGCACCTTATCAACTGAATAAAAAGTTAAGAACTTAAAAAAGTTCTTGACACTTTAGGAAATAAGGTGTAAGATTAAGCCACAAGGAAAAAAGAGAAAGGAAAAAAATTATGGCTACCATGAACTCTATCACAAACCGCGCTGCTCTTCACATGGCTGTTAAGGCTCTTGAGGAATTAGGTTGCGAGAATGAAGCATTGCTAAAAAAGCTTGATACCATGGCGAAAGCAGCCGACAAGCGAGCAGAAAACGCTAAAAAGTCACCACGTACAAAGTCTAAGGATCAAATCGAACGTGAAGAGCGCGCAAAGGAAGCAGCGGAAAAAATGAAAGCTCACGGAAAACCTGTAACTACTGATTGGGTTATTGAAAACGTACCAGGTTTGATTACAGCAGACCAGGGCGCGGGGTGTATGCGAACTGCTATCAACCTGGGGATTGTTGAAAAGGCAGGCTACGAAAAGGTAAACGGAAAGCCTCGCGTAACTTACCAGGCTATTTAAAAACAAAAAGTTTTTAGGGGAGTTTTTAACTCCCCTTTTTTTATGCCTTGTTTTATCTGGTCTAGTTAGTTCATTTATTTTCAATTTTAAGACTATTCTAAGCCATTCTAGGGGTAGGTTTTTATTTTTCATGAATAGTTAGTCACCCTAGAAAAAACAGAGGCTTAAAATGGCTTAAAATGGCTTAAAAAAGTTCTTGCGTTGGTGGTTGTTTCGTGCTAACATGATCATGCGGGGTGAGGCTACCGCGGACAATATCCGCGCTTACAACTCGAGCAGGTTTACGAGGAAACTAGGCTGCATGTGGAGATTTTGTGAAGATTGCGGGAAATGCTTGACAAATGCGAGCTATAGTGCTACATGTAGAGAACGAGCCGTGTTTGGCCGCAATAGCTGCTGTGGCGCCTATACGCCAAATTTTCATCGAACGGGGATTCTTCCCAGGGAGGTATGGATCCCCATATCCCGCAACCTAACTCATACGCTTTAGATCCATGGAAATGAGTCTGTGTGTATATACAAAAAAAGATCCCAGAGCTACCACCTTCTGGGATCAGAGAAAGGAAGTATACCGTCAGCATCTGTGGCTATTGCCGCACACACGAAAGGAATATGATGCTGAGGTTCTTCGAATTGTTTATTTACGCTTCTTGGATAAAGTAAGTTCGTATGTATCTTCTCCAATAGTGAAAGAGATAATACGTTCTGGATTTACAACCGTAGGACATTCTATTTCTAAATTATACGATTGCGGCACATCGATAAGACTATCTAACAGAAAAGCTATCATAGCTCGTTTGGTAGGATCTTCTTTCCTCTTGGGAGCCTTGCGCTTAGAGCGTCCAGCTGATTGAGACTTATTCTTTTTAGCCTTCTCAGTCATTTCACTAACAAACTCATTCTCCGCATATCCTTCATCAAACAAATAAAGATCAATAGCTTCTTTGTTGGACAGTCCCAGCGTTCTCTTCTGAGTTGCAATATATTCGTCAGGGATTTCGATTGTCTTTTCCGCACCCTTATATTTAAATGTATATTTCATGGTAGGTAGCTTCTCTTTCTCTTAGATAATGAGGAAGTGTGGTCAGCCACTTCCTCTCTCTGTAACCCCTGACCGAGCGCTAAGTTTATTAGGATTATCTTAGCTCTCCTTATCTTTCGTCTTAGCTTAGGATACCAAGACGTAGGTGTTAGGATCCTTAGCCTTTTCTCCAGGCACAATCTCAACCGCACCTTCGTTAATCAAGAAACGCATCGCCGCATTCACCTTCTGCCAAGAAACATCCAAAGCTTCAGCCGCTACCTTAAGAGTGATAGGCTCTTCACCCTCGTAGTCAGACATCCAAGTCGCAACACCATGTGCAAACTCTTCTGCAGCCTTGTTTACAGTCTTCTTGCGGGGAGTAGAGAGCTGTTCGATGTACTTGTTGCACATTTCAACTACTTCTTCGTTCTCAAACATTACATCAGCGATTCGTGCAAAGAGTTCCTTACGAGTAGCCATTTTCATTTCCTTTCTCTATTGGAAAGAGCTTTTCCCTTTCCTTTGATACTTATATTATATCGGGCTTTTATTTCTTTGTCAAGAAGGATTTTTAGGAACCTAAGAGCTATGTTTCTTATTTCCTTTCCTTTTGACATATTTATTATATCATATAAGATATATATTTGACAAGTATTATTTTCATCTGCTTACTCTAAAGAAGAGGCTTCTCTTCCAAGAGATAAGGTTGAAAATGAGATTTCAAAATGAGAATGAAAATGAAAAATGCGGGACATGGATTTTCAAAATGAAAATTCTGTCTGTTCCTTTTTTGAAAATGAAAATTCAATATTCATTGCGTTGAAAATGAAAATTCTACTTGACATAGCCATTTTTGAAAATGAAAATAGGATATGTTACTTTGACAACAGAAAATTAAGAAAGTGCATACTCAAAGTCTTGAAGAGAATGCGGAAAGTGAAAAATTGGTTTTTGTAAATTTTAGTTGACGGGGGGTATGAATAGTGAGCGTAACCAATTCCCATTGGAGCAAGCATTTCTTACTATTTTACACACCCTTTACTTACTCTTTTTATACTTTTCCACTGCCCGCAAATAAAAAGTAACACAATGTCTAATAAAACTAGAAAGAGACATATCTCTATGCGACGCCTCTTTCTTCCATATTTCATATTGACTAGGATTTACTGTAATGTTAATCCTGACCTTTTTTTCATCAACCATCTTTATAGTTATCCACATCTAACACGCTAATACAAATACTAATTACCAATCCAAGAATCAGTAATAAATTAACAATAACATAATGCCAGTGATAACCTGTCAACATAGAACAATACAGCTCTAGTCCAAAGAACATAGTTACACCAACCAAACAAAATACCCTAACAATAGTCAACCATTTAAAATACCTAACCATGTCAGTAGGATAAAAAATTTCTTTAAACATAAATCTCCACATATCCAGCAGCTACTACTTCACTAGTAAACAACTCATTACTATCAAACAATGACTGCAAAACGTCATCTAAAGCAATAATAAAGTTAATGTCTCCAGAAATCTCTATACCCAAAATATAAGCTAATTCTGAAGTGTGCGGCACAAGGATACCCGCATCCCGCAAGTCTTCCATGATATATAAAACTTCATCCTTGTCTAACTCTAAATTAGAATAATACCTTGGGTACATATAATTCCTTTCTCCATCTGACATAAATTATTATATCAAAAAATTTTTTAAGTGTCAACTAACTGTACAAAAAACTATAAGCTTATAGAAAAATGTATAATTTGCTGTACAAAAACCTATAACAAATCGTACAAAAACCTATAACTTCCCAAAATCTAGACGGATATACCTCATAGCTGTCGATTTTTTCTAATAGAATTAATTAAACAACATTATACAGAAAACAACTATAGAAATCACTTAGAAGGGGAAATCAAGCAGATCTTCATCATCTTCAAAATAGTTTGCAACAGAATCTTTCTTTGA